GCGTCATTGGTGGTTATCCCTCCGGTACGGCTAGTGATAGGCTTGAGGCCCATTTGCCGGTAGAAAAAATCCTGCATCTGCTTCGGTGAGCGGTAGTTGATCTCCCCGCCAAGGACTTCCCGCATCCAGTGCTTCCGGGTTTCCACTTCCTGCATGAGGGTCATGGAGAGGTCGGAACGGGCTTGCTGGTTGACCTTCACCCCACGGATCATGGATTTGAGGACTTTTGGGCGCAAGCGTTGCTGGAACGCATTCACGTCCTCCAAACCCATCCCCTTCAGCACAGACTTGAGGGTGTGGTAGACAGCAAGAGTGCGGCAGGAGTCGGTTGCACAATACTCCCAATACTTCATCTCGTCCTCCCCATCCTCCCCTTCTTTCCAGTCCGTGCGGTCATCTTTCCAGTAGAGATGATCTTCGCAATACATGGAGGAGAGGAACCCGAGGTTTTTCGGGAGGTTGCTGAACGCGGAATGCTGCATGAGCATTGTGTCAGCTACATTCGTCGGGAGGATGCCCCAATGGCGGTAGATGTACTGTAGGTCGTAGTTGAAGTTTTGGCCGACCAGGAGGACGTTGGGATGCATGATCACGGCACACATCAAGCCTACTAGATGCGCCTCTTGCTCTGGATTCCAGAATCCCTCTGGATTACGCATTGGGCAGAGCTGTACACACAGGCCTTCTGTTGCCGCCCACGCGAATGAGATGCAGGTAATGTGCCCTCCGCGCGTTTCGATGTCGCATGCTAGGGGCATGTTCAGATTGCCCTCTTCTAGCCCTTCGTCCAGGGCATTAATCAGCCCGTTGATCCGATTGCCCATAGTCTCAAACCACTGATCCGAGTTATCAACCGCGATTAACAATTTGTAATCCCGGTGAAAAAGTCCCGGAGTCAGCGAGTTGGTTTTAACCCGCTTTAAATCATGCAGCATCCACGGACGGCGAGCATATTGCGTATGGATGATATCGCTGCGCAGTGTCGGGATGACCTTGTATCCGGGAGTGAGCACGCTATCCATGATGGAAGAGCGGTAATTAAAGGAAGAGGTAACTCCGGTGAGAGCGAATAGAGCCAAATCCCCAACCGTGCAGATGACGTTAGGTTTGACTAATTCCACTTCCTCCCGCAGAGCCATGCACGCGTCATAGAGCTTCTGCGTGATGTAGTGCCCCTGGAAGAACACATGATTCGGCTGGCGGTCTTTCTTCTTGTCGATGATGTTGAGTTCGTTCGGGTAGGAGCGAGATTTCAACACTAAGGTTAAATAACAATCATCACGACAAATACCGACATCACTCAGCATCTTCGTTAATTCAAAGCCTCCCCCACCTATAAAAGGCTCCCCACGGCGCAAGCACATCTCATGCGCGAAGTCTCCTACAATCATTATCTTAGCGTTCTTCGGCCCCGAAGGCCGCACCATCATTTGAGCCATTGCAATTCCTATATTAACTTTTTGCGGAGTACCCTATTACACAACACTTTTCCAGAGTTCGCTGGCAGAGGTTCCGACACGCAATCATCTGCAGCCGAATTCCATCCGAGATATAAAAATCCGGCAGATCTGGATCCATCATCAGTGACTCCGGGTCGGTCGTAACCAGTACCAGCTTGGAGTTCCACTTACGCAAGCGATATTCAGGGTGGTCCATCAAGCTACTCCTTCAGCTGGTTGAGTTCTGCCATCAGGGCCTTGCCCTGCTCTGATGGGTCGACGTTGGTTAGTCCTTGGAGCCGCTGTAGGCAGATCCCGTAGTAGGTGCTGTTTTGCTCCAATCCTGTTGCGAGAACCTTGGCAGCATGTGCAGCAGGAAATATGGTCCCGCTACCAGCGAAGCTATCGAGGACGCGATCTCCCGGTCGGCAGCTTCTTTTGAGTAGATCACTGTATAGGGCCACCGGTTTCTGTGCACCGTGGGTAGTGTTTGCATCTGCAAAGGTTGTGATAACGTCGGGGAAGATTCCGAGAGTTTTCTTCTTGCCTTTGATTGCATAGAGGATCATCTCCCACTGGCGACGGGGGCCATTCTCTGGGTGAGGGACCCTGCCAGAGTTGGGCTTGGTGCAGATAAATGGAGTGCGAGTAACCCACCAGCCAGCCGACTGCATAATTCGTTTGAGTTCATGGAAGTTGTCGATATCGCAGAACACATAGCAATGACATTCCACTTTGGCCACTCGATAGGCCAGTGGAGCCCAGTCTTGCATGAGGGATTTCCACGACTCGTAGTCATCCTTATAGTGGTGCTCGATTCCCCCCAGCTTACCAGCACCATCCCCGAACTCATCTGCAGAGATCCCGTAAGGCGGGTCAGTAAGTATGACATCAAATTGCTCCGGGTCGCTGGTTAACATCCACGAAAGACAGTTGGTGTTGAAAACCTTGTGGGACTCGTGGGAGAGGGTGGAACCTACACGCTTGGCGAGGTCAGCGTACTTCCGGGTTTCCTCTTGCTTTTTGAGGATCTTGTACGCGTCGTCAGTGTTCTTTGCTTTAGCAACTTCTGGTATGTGGAGGTACTGGCTAACAATGATGTCTTTCCTAACACTATTTTGAAAATTACCATCGGATCGTCCCTTAACTTCCACAGCAGTATCGGCGACTGTATGGACTCGCCCCTCCGCGTGAGCCTGTTTGCTACGTAAGTTATGGAGGCGCGAGAGGGCTGCAGCGCGCTCTTGCCAGGTAAGGTCTTTTCGATGCAAATTTTCTTCCAACTCAGCTTCTTCCGCTTCGAGCGGCGAAAGTTGCCCCAGTGTGACGTATGGTAGATACCCATCAGGAATTACCTCTCCGTTGTATTTAATTTGTCCGCCGAGCATGCGCACCTCATCGATTGCGCGCATCCGACGCTCGCCGGCGACTAGGACCATAGCGCCATCCCGTTCCCGTAGGACGATGGCATGCATGAGACCCCTCGCGCGAATACCGGCAGCTAGCTCCGCGAGTGCTTGGGATTCGAATTCCCTACGTTGGCGATTCAGGTCAATCTGGATGTCAGAAGTCTTAATTAGCTGTGCTGTCATGCTGTTGTCCTACGGTAGTGAGGGATTTTCAGCTAAAAAGCCCGCCGTAGCGAGCTTGGGGATGGCAACTAACTGTCGTCATTCAGAATCATACATGAACGCAGGTACTAGATGCGTTGCCCAATAATACCCATCAGTGCAAGGTCCGACAATCCCGGCATTGTTTATAGACGGGTCCCATTCGATTCTTCCGTGGCAGCAGATTACGGTGTGGTTAACACCTGTCGCACTCTGCCCACCGAACAGAAAATAAGCTCCTGGATTGATCCCGTCGATAGATTTTAGAATCTCTTCCAGAGGCCCATTGCTATAAACAACACTAACAGTACGGAACCCCCGACCGATTAGCCAATCCTCGAAAGCTTTATTAAAAGCAACAGAATCCTCCGTATGAATAGCCCCGAAATGGGGGACATCCTCTGGATCGAGGTTCAGCAAGCAGGCAATAGCAGTTCTGTGGCAATCTCCATAGATACCTTCTTCCGGTAAGTGGAGAAACAGTTGTTTCTTTCTGCGCATACTAAGCTCCTGCACCATGTAACGACGCCACAAACGTCATGAACAACACCATGATAAATCCGCACCACCAGAGCCAGTGGGCTTTTGTTTCTGCCAGCATGAAGATTGCAATAAATACAGCTAACATCGTCCCCTCCTCAGGAAGAACCGGCCCCTGAAGGCCGGCCCATTGCAACGAGTTGTTTTACTAGGGGTTGCTTAGCCCAGTGAGGTTACTGCATCGACTTGCACGTAGATGATCTCCGAATCGTTCTTGTCCGGACGATGGCCGACTTTGACCTTAGCCATACGGCCGGGGAGCTGGTTGAAGGAGAATTCAACTGACGGGTCGTTGAGGCCGGTAGCTGCACGGAGGCGACCGAGAGCCACATTCTTTCCCTCTCCCATGTCGATAGCGCCATCGGGGGTCAGGTCCAGCATGATGCCTTGGCGAGCGGTGACGACATCACGGCCAGTCGTGGCTTTGGCTTCGTCATCTTCGATAGCCCAGGTCACGTCGAGGGCGACACCGGTTTTCGTGCCGTCGCCAGACTGCCATTGGCGTGCTGAGATCTTGTCGATAACGCCTGGGAATTCGCCGATTGGGCAGGGGACGACCTTGGTGGAGTTGGAGCCGGTTACTACGGAATTCAAAAAGCTGTCTGTATCAAACATGGAGTGACCTCGGAAATTAAGAGAGTTTGTAACATTTGCCGGTGCTCGCACCGTAGAGAAACTATATTACCGATTGGGGCTAGTTAATAGCCAGTTTTGCTAGATTTTACGCACCTCCTGTCAGGGGCAAGGCATTATTTACCGCGATTACTATTTGTTAATCACGGTTGATTACGGGATCATACAGTTTAAGAAAATCAATGAGAGGGAGTGTCCACGCCTTGCAATCATCTACACGACGATATCGCACAGAATCGTCAGTAACTTCTAGGATCTTTACTTGGCGAGTCAGTTTTGGCCTGCTTTTCAATTTCCAGATAGATTTTTTCTCTGGTGTCATATCATTCCTCCGGGGGGCTATTCGCATCCCGCACGCCCTCAACAAATTTCCCCCCACGCGACAGCCATGAGGTGAAGATCGGCTTGAAGTCAGGGGGTAATCCAGCTGCAATCGCCAAGTTGCGGGTCTTGACGTCAGCCTGTGAGTTGGCTGTGTCCCATGTGAATTTGGAACCTTCGCGTACAGCTAACACGACGTCGCTAAACATAGCTGGCAATTTCGGGGCGAGCTTGTTTCCGAGCGTGCTGACCATCAGCTTGATACCACCGAGAACTTCATCCTTCTCCCGTTCGACGTGAGCAATGAGGATAAAGTGGCACTTGCATGCATCCGTCCACAAGTTGATAACTTTTTCGATCTGGTCTTGGGCGATTCCCCAATCGCTGATGTTTTTGACTGGCTTATTTCCGACGACAAGTGACATAGCCATTCGTGCAAGGCCTGCCATTCCGTCGATGACAAGAATTCGGTTTGGCCCCCACTCGTCAGCGCATCCGAATTTTCGTCCTGTTCTATCGTCAGGGAAATCGTTGAGGACTTCGAGGAGTTTGATAAATCGGTTATGCTTACTTCGATTCGGGTCATTTGTCTTCGCCAGTGTTTCCAGTGACATCGTGTTGACGCGCTTGGCACCTTCCAGCATGTCCTTGAAAGATGCCTTTGCTGCTTCCAGATAATGCCAATGTAGGTTAGGGGGCAGAGGTTTCCCTTTGCTCTTGTAATACCCGAGAAGAGTTTCCATACCCGGCTCGAGTCCGAGGTAGAACACTTCCAGGTCTGGGTAGGCTTCCGCGATGGTCCCAATAGCATGGGTCTTGCCCGTGCCTGAGGGACCCATGAGCATTACATTTACGCCTGGGAGATCGGAGAGGACTTCGGTTGTTGCTGCAGTTGCTTCAGTCATCCCATGTGCTCCGCGTAGAGTTCCAGGTAAATTCCTGTGTATGTCACTTTCCCTTTCATCAGGGATTCAGCGTAGTAGCGCTTTCCATCAGTGAAGTCGAATCTGGCTTTGTTGACTGGGAATATATGCCCTTCCCAAAGCAGCTTCACTGGTAAATGTTGAATCTCTGCCGGAAAGGAGAGCAAGTATTCGGCTAGCTCCCCTATCGACATGTTGTCCTCTTCAGGCTCCTTCCAGCTTTCTGTCATTTTCCTTATCCCATAGTCTTAAGTGAAGGGCGAATTCCCTTTTGATAACCTCATCCGGCAAGATAGCGGTGAGTTCCGGCTCCCAATTGAGCATCAGGGAGCCTGCGATTGTGTAGCGAGACTTGCCATGCTTTTCGCAGTACCCACCAATGATCCGCCAATCCGCCATCGAATTCAACACTGGCATCCTCGCCCAAATCTCCCCACAACACGGGCAGAACATCACGTAAGGGACTGGTTGCTGTGCCTCCCCGTGGATGAATCGGGTGTGGTCTTCCGAGGAACCGTAGTGTTCAAAGTTCTGTCCACTGAGTTCGGTTTTAATCTGGAAATGGCGGATAAAAGGGGGCATGGTTACATCAGTCCCCGGAGTTCAGCACCCAGAGCTGCCCCGTCGCCTGACAACACTCCGGGCAGTGATGGGGCGGGTTCGGCTCCGGCAGGTCGAACAAAGCCCCACTTGGTTTCGTAATCAGCGACTGAAATTTCAGCACGCTCAAGAGGGTCCCACACACGCTGCACGAAATGCGCAGGTAGCCACTCTTCTGGGTTGCTGGATTTACAGATACGCTGGAATTGGCATCCTCCATATTCAGTACACGCTCCGTCGATGTCATAATCCCAATACCCCTCTTCCCAGCAAGCGATCATCCGTTTGATGTCCCGCAGGGTTTGCTTCTCCCACAGGGCGATTTCATGTGGGCTGCGGTAGGTAGCAACCTCCATCGTGTCGTATTTCGTCTTGAGGATGGACACGCCACGGACAATGGTTCCTTGGGGTTTAATCCCCTGTTGGAGCAACGCCCAGTTGTAGCCGGTGAATTGCGACCTCATCTCCCACTGACGGGACCAAGTAGCCCCTAGCGAGGATGTTGTTTTCTCGTCGTAGTTCCAGATCCCAGTACCATGACGATTGGCAACCATATCACTACGCCCAGTGTAGAGAATAGGAACACCAGTAACAGGATGATTGATAGCAAGAGGCTCCGCAAAAGAAAACTCGATGCCTTTGCGGCCCCCAGGAAGAGTGATTGGTTCGGCACCATCGCCACCTAGAGGGTAGTTGAAGAGGTAGAACTCGAAAGCCCCGAGCATGCGTTCCAGAGACTTTGCAGATTCTGGTGGGCACTCGAAGTCACCGTAGCCTTTGATCAGGGCGGTCATGCCAATAGCTTCAGCATCCGAATTGGACTTCCCCTCCACGTAGAAGGCCTCACGAGCAGCTTCGATAGCTGAGGCGAAGGCTCCGCCAGCGACGAGATGGACACTCTTCTGCGTCGATTTCCAATGCTCGACGTAAGAGAGGAAGAACTTTTGGGGGCATGCACGGAATGCAGCGATCAACGTGGAGTCAACTGCGTTCGGGAACATCGGCTTGAATTTAGAAGGGGATGTCAAGATCATTCCCCTGCGGAACCACCACATTGCTTTCAATCGCCAGCAGAGAGTTGATTTCTGCCTGGATTTCCGTGATACGATTCTGGAAATCGGCTTGCAGCTTGGTGCGTTCTCTGTTCAGAGCCACAAGCTTCAAGTCAGTCGGGTTGATGTTATCGGGGATTTCAAACGTGACGTCGAGTTCGGCGACAGCTGGATGCCCGTCGTATTCTTTATAGCACCAAACTGTGTAATCGACGTACTGTTCCATCCGACCTTGTTCGTAATTATATCGATCTCCAGGGATAGCGCAGAGATAGACTTTCTTTGTTACTTGCATTTGAGCCTCTGTAGTTGTACTACGGTTAAATTCCCAGTTCCTTCAGCAGGTCGTCGGAGTTCACATCCTCCGGTTTCTGCTTCTTCGGCCGAACCGCGGTTCCTGTAGCTGCCCGCTTCTTCGGTTTCGGTGCCTCCAGGTTGGCGCGCTCCTTGCGGATTGCCTCAATTGCGATTTTCATTTCATCGATTGAGAGCTGGCCGAGGGCTGCTCGGTTGCGCCAATCTTGGACTTGAGAGTCGATGAGGTCAGAGGCCATCGAAGATCTCCGGGTCGTACTCAAGCCACTCTTGAGCCAATTCACTAAGATCTCCTGGTCTATGGAAAATCTCTTCAGCCAACTTGTCATGCAACTCTTCAGGGATCAGCACGAACTTCACCCCGTCGATGGTGGTTTCTTTAAGATAGTGCATGGTGCTGCTCCAGGATTTCAGGGTAGGTGCCCACAACAGCGGAACGGATTGTAAGGTCACGGAACCGACTCTCCCCATTGGCTGGTACAGCATTCATGGTAAGGGTACGTTCTACTGATTCACGTGGACCTACGTATTCCAAAATCCGCAAAACTCTCACTATGTCAGTCATTTCAGCTCCAATTTAGTTTCTCACCGCGATTAACAAATAGTAATCCCGGTTGATTACCGTGTCACGCAAGATATAATCGTTTGCTCGCTCGACTACATGCAACATAGAGACATTGAAAGGCCTCTCGACGATTTCTGTTGTAGAGAACGTCTTGGTAGTCTACTAATACATTTTGGTAAGTGCTGCCCTGCGAGCGGTGGGCTGTCAGCGCGTAAGCGAATCGCGCGTCATGGAACAGGTCCTTCAAATCCCAGAATCGCCTCCACAGCTTCGAGTTGGCTTGCGCTTCATGAGCGAGCAGCTGGCAATCGTTGTCATGCTGCTGCTTACTAATCGGATGGATCACCAACAACCGGATAATCTGGTTATCCTCTCTCCGGCATTTCAACTCCAGCGCGTGGTACTTCGGCTCCAGCGGATGCTTGCACTCAATCACGCCCTCCACAATGGCCTCATCATCAGTATGAAGCAGCAACTCATCATTGCGCTCACAAGGGCCAGCTGCGACAACGCGATCTCCCACAAGAAAAAATCCTGGCTGCGCTGCTGCTCCAAAGATTGCGGCTCTGGCAATTTGGTTGTACTCGTCGACTTTGACATTGCGCCAGCTGATAACCTTTGTCGTGTGCCCATCAGCGAATTCGCCTCTCGATGCTGCTGCAAAGATTTCCTTTTTGAAGTCGGGCTTGCTGAGCTTCCAGACACCTTCGCCTCCGGAGTTGTTGGACTTGATATTGATAGAGGGGGCGGGGGAGAAGATAACCTGTCGTATCTCCGAGACCAAAGCGAGAATCTGGTTGTCATGTCGCATCACCTTGGTCAGTTGGATGCCAGTTTCCCCCTGCAGGGCAAGGCTCTCTGATTCTTTCACAGGGGGTAGCTGTGCGGGGTCCCCCATGAAAACCACTTTGAGATTGAATTTGTCAGCAATATCCGAGAGTAAATCAAACAGATGCGCATTCACCATCGACGCTTCATCTACGACAATAACATCCAGGTCGGAGAGATCAACAGGTTTGCCGTGTGCGATTTGCTTAGTTTCGCCATTCTTATCTACCCTTAAACCTAAGAGAGAGTAGATGGTGCTCGCCGATCCAACAACTTCCCGCAATACTTTGGCTGCTTTGTTGGTCGGAGCAGTCCAGCCAATGCGAGCATACGAAGTCCCAAGTCTTCGTAATACTTCCCGCATACAAGTGGTTTTCCCTGTACCGGCATAACCTTTGAAGCAGAAGTACCAGTCTGTGAGATGGGTTGAGGTGATGAAGCGGAGTAACTCTTCAATCGCTTCGAGTTGATCCGGGATGAGTTGAAAGGGCTCTGCTTCTTTTTCGAAGAGTGTTGTGTCCGCCCCAGTTTGAGCGATTTCGTCATAGTTCATTGTGAGCCTTTAGCTGTCACCGCTTGCGGTGGTTTGGAGGAGTTACTTGTTCTCTTTGTCGAGTACGGGGGAGTAGTAGATTGCAAGGCCGAGTACCTTGGCAATGCGGTGCTCCTCCTTCGCTCCCTTACTGTTCTGCCAATCGGGGAGCATCAGTAGGCTGTCGCAGAGAGGGATGGCAGCTACGCAGTAATGCATCATGTACCTCCAGAGAGCCTCCCCCTCTAGGGGATCAATCGGCCAATCAATGTGTATTGGATTGAACACAGAGCAACCGGCGGATAGCAGCATCCGTTGTGCGAGAAGGAATGCGGGGCGATTGAACTCATCAATACCGGTGACAGGACCGGAGATGTAGCAGGTGGTGTTGGGCTGCGGGAACTCTGTGCTGTTCTTACCAAGGTTCGGCCACAAGTCGCACTGGGCGTAGTTCATCCCCCCATGCGGCAGCTTCCCCAAGTCAGTTGGCTTCAACCAGCATGCTGATGCTGCATCACGTCGTTCTGCTGGGATCATGCTTTGCTACTCCTCAAGGCCCAAGAGCCAGTCTGTTGAACATTCAAGTACCTGACAGATAGCAATCAGGTTTTTCACACTAGGGATTGCTCCACGGTTTTCGATGGCAGTCACTGAGCAATCGGAGATGCTAGTTGCCGCGCAGAAAGCTTTCAGAGACATCTGACGGCGCATGCGCTCTTTCTTTAGCCGATCTCCAAGTGGGGTAGAACCGTCAGCCTTAGATTTCCAGTAATGCGGAACACCTCTAATCTGTGGCATCCGCGTTCTCCAGGCAGGTTTCAATCTCCCCAAAGGAGCCTTCAAGCCGCTGGAAGAATTCCCGAGTGAGAGTTTCGAAGAACTTGCTCTTGTCTCCATGCGGGACTCGATTTTCCACTTCAGACTTAAGGTGGGTATCGAGTCGATCGGCTAGATCCTTGGGCAGGGTAAAGCCGATGCGGACAGGTGGGGTGGTTTTGCGAGGGCGGCCCATTAAGTTACTCCTTCAAAGTGATAGGGGCATCCGACCAGCCCTGGGTCGAATAGCAATTCGGGCAGATCGGGGAATACAGAGGACGGATTTCGATTTCCCTTGGCAGGTCTTTCAGGTCAAGGGAGTCCTTGGGCTGGAGATAGGAGATAGCACGGAGCCGGAGGTTTTCCTTTTTTACGAAAACACCTTCGACTCGCTGATGTTCGGAGTGGCAGGTGGTGCAGATCTGGGCATGGATGAGGAGGACAGCGGAGATTGGCTTCCAGCCTTCCGCACCAGCTTTGATCTTGGCAACGTCTGCGTAGTGCTGGGTTACTTCAGGGCCAGTCATCCATGCGGCTGTCTTTGGGAGGACCGCGCCCTTGTTGGAGGCTTTCTTGGCGGATTTCTGTTCGCGCCGTGCCTTCTGGATGTCGACGGACTCTTCTAGGAGAGAGTCGAGGTCTAGTCCGATATCGATATCTATTGTCACATGAGCCTCCTATTGAGACTCTATTGTGGGCGGCTAGTAGTGGAATAGCAACTCAGTTATGAAAAAGAGTTTTCGGCGGGGATTACTATTTAGTAATCGCGGTGGGAAATAGAAAAAGGAGCCTGAATCCGTAGATAGAGGCTCCTTTGAGCAGTAAGGCACAAAGTCGGAGGCTCAATTCGACTTCTATTACTGCAGAATGCTGAAGCGAGTAAGGGATTCGAACCCTTGGCTGCATGAGGAAATGGTGATTCGCCCAACTCATGTAGCTACGTCATCCTAGCCTTAATCCTCTCGGCAAACTCGCTATGATCTTGCAGGTTTTTGAGCAGAAACCTGCAAACTGCCCCGTCCTTTTGAATAGCTACGGGCCGCTATTTGCTGCTGACAGAAGGGCAGGATTCGAACCTGCGTCTCGCGTCGGATTAGGACGCGCACCCTACCACTAGACGACCTTCTGATTACCTTACTCCGCGCCCAGTTCCGACAGCAGATCTTCCGTATTCACGCCGTTATCCTTCGGCTTTTGCTTCTTCTTCGCTTCCAGTTCGGCGATCACCGGCTTCAACGTCGGATTGTCACGCAGTGCGAGCTTCTCCGTGTTGGTTTTCGTCTTCAGGAAGCTCTTGACAGCCTCTGCTGTCTTGCCGGAGACCTGCACCAGGGCCTTCGCGAGGACGGACAGCCCTGCCATCGCGTTGCTTTCCCCACGTGTACGCTCCGCACCCCATTCGCCGCCTTCCAGACGTGCGATCAGGTCTTCAGTAGCGATCACCATGTCATCCACGTCATCCAGGCCGGCGACTTCATCACCCAGCTTCTGCAGCATGCCGTGAGCAGCGAACTTCGCAAACAGGGGTTTGTTCGCAGCGAGCTTCAGCTGACGCGTTTCGCCATTGACGAAGTCGAGGGTGATGGTCACGTCAAAACCGTCATCCGAGATGTCAGCGGTCTTCAGCAACCGACGCTTGCCAGCAAACTCCACTTCCCGGCCATCGCTCATCACTACAACCTTCACTTCCCGTGCTACCTTTGCCTTTGCTGCCGTGCCCACTTCAGTTGCTTCCGTCATCTCTTGTTACTCCAGTTGGGTTGGGTTGTTCCGTATTGAGACTCCACTATAGAGGAAGTGCTAGCGAGTGTCAACCGAGGGATTGGGTTATGGTTTGTTGCCACGTGCCGCTCGTATCCGAGCTAGTTCTTCTAGGTTGGTAGTTAGTGCGGATTCCGCCACGGTAACCCCCGGAGTAGTTGGGCCATCTGCGAAGCCCTTCTCTAGTCCTAGCGCGTTGCGTAGCGCCTCCGACTCTTTATCCTCCCCACGACGATAGAACACTAGCGCGCTACCGGCTACACGCATGGACAGGCCGGAACACATAGCGGTTAGGTCCGGGCGGTCTCCCGAGGCTCGCAGAGCTTGGAAGTATTGATAGATGCGGAATCGCAGGGAGTGCGCGAGGGCCTGGGTAGCAAACTGCACGGGGGATTCGTCCGCGCCGCTTCTCATAACTGTGTCTACCCGAAGGAGCAATTGCTCGAATTCTGGGCCGAAATCTTTCATCTGTTTGCCTTTTGGCATGTCTGATTACCCCGCGTGGAAGGAAGAGCAGACAACACGCCGTGTTGGGTCGATGGCATCCCCAAGCAGAGTGGCGGTTATGTCGGAAGCCTCTAGTGCCCAATCGCAATAGAAGTTCTTTTCAGAGAGGAATTTTGGATAAGACTGGCAGGGGTGCATGTCTTTCGCTAATTCTTCCGTGTCTGCTACCACTACACAATCGCTATAGGTGTCATAGCCTCTGCATTCGGACTGCTCTAGTAACCATAATTTCATGACTTACTCCATAGAAAGCTGTGGGACGTTCCACGTGAAACAAGATTAGGCTGCGGTTGTCCCCGGAGATTCCCGGAGACTGCGGCAGTTCATTTAACCATAAAGGAAAACCGGCTCATAGGCCGGTCGGATTTTGTCGAGGGTAGTTGGTTAGTGCTGTTTCTTTCTGGGGCCGTGGCGGGGCGTGGGCGTGGCGGAATCGATATGTTTGAGGACTACATGCATAGCCTCAGAGAATCCTGATATCCATCCGAGCTTCGCGGGGAGGGAGACTCCCTGAAGATTCGCAGGGAGGTGCTTGCCGGGGGAGTCGATGGCAGAGGTGACTAGCTCGCGCAGGGAATTGCGGGAGGTTGTGTGATCCCCGCACATGAGAGCGAGTTGTTCAGTTAGGGCAGATATTTGACGGGGCATTATTGAACCTGCTTAAGGGCTTTCCGTACAAAAAACAGGGCCGAGGCGGTCTGGTCGATGGTCATTGGGTGGTCGGAGTAGTCGCGATCATCGGTGGCATCCTCTAGTTGTTCTATCGCCATGTCGATAGCGTACACCAGACTTCTCTGCGCTTCTATTCGGGCTAGTTGGTCTTTCATGCTGGTTGACTCCATTATTTACCGGGATTACTAAATAGTAATTGCGGGGGGAAACTCACTTGTCACTGAAAATAGCCATGTTGGAGCATCCACAACAGACCAGAAAAGAACATGACGATAGCAACTACGAATCGAATTAGGAACATGCTAGGCTACCACGGTCTTTCATCAGACACCCCTCGCAACCATAACCACGTGCGGTAGCTAACAGGGAATACGGACTCCACCTTGCAGTGCTTTTTATAGGCAACGTAGAGTAGGAAAATCTCGGTTGTGTGATTCATGTTGGTTGCTCCTCCCCGCCGGGGGCAGGTTTATTTTAATCTCCCGGCGCGGGACCGTCTACACAGATCACCGCGCCACCGGTCACTACTTACTCGGTAACCGTCACGAGCTTCTTCTTGCTGGTGCGCGTGTTCGGGGTTTTCGCAACCGGCAGGACAAACGGGGGGAGTTCGGCAACGGGCTCTTCCTCAATTTGCTCTTCCTGTTCCGGCAATTCCATCCCCAGCTCTTCCAACAGGTCATCGGTGTTCACGCCATTGACCACGGTAGCTGCAGACAACTCGGCCATGATTGCCATAACACGCGGGTTTTTCCGGAGCGAGGCGCGTTGCTCTTTGGTCTTTCCTTCCAGGAATGCCTTGGTGTAGG